ATCATATTCTTTTTGATCGTATTATAACAGATATAAATAAAAAGAGCAAGTTGTATTATAGATTTATAATGCCATTAGAACCAAAAGCCCAATTAGTTGACCCACAAGGTCCCTTAGATGTTGATGGTGTTAATGCCACAGGAATAACAACTGCTACAGGTGGATTTGTAGGACAAGTTCAGGGTAGTGCAACAGGACTGGCTTCCACCACACTCAACATAACAGCAGGTATAATAACTGCTACTAGATTTATTGGAGATGTAACAGGAACAGCTAGTAGTTTAGCTCAAGGAGCAAATATAACTGTTGGTATCATGACAGCCATATTTGTGGGTGACTTGATAGGAAATGCTACAGGATTATCAACTACTACATCTAATTTAAATTTAGGTATTGTTACTTCCACTGGTTTTCGTGGTAACTTTACTGGTTTATCATCTGGTCTAAGTGGAACTCCTAATATACAGACAGGTATAGTTACAGCAACTAAGTTTCTTGGTAACTCTACTGGTGCAGTGGTGGATCTTGCTGATGATACTAATATAAATGTAGGAATAATAACTGCTACTAAGTTTGAAGGTAATACAACTGGTAGTGTAACTGATTTAGCAGATGATACTAATATAAATGTAGGAATAATAACTGCTAGTAAGTTTATAGGTAATGCTAATGGTAGTGTTGTAGGGCTTGCTGATGATACCAATATAAATGTTGCTACATTTACTGGAACTCAGTTCATAGGAAATAGTCCTGGCACTGCAGCAGATTTAAAGAGTGGAACTAACTTGACTGTTGGTACATTTACTGGCACAAAGTTCATAGGTAACACACCTGGCAGTGCTACTAAACTTGCAGATGATGTTAATGTGGCTGCTGGTACATTTACTGGCACAAAGTTTGTAGGAAATACACCAGGCACTGTAAGTGGTATTGCAGATGATACTAATTTAAATCTTGGCACACTCACTGGTACAAAGTTTATTGGAAATGCTACTGGAAGTGTGAGTGCTATTTCTGATGACACTAATTTGAATCTAGGAACACTTACAGGATCAAAGTTTATAGGTAATGCTACTGGTAGTGTGAGTGCCATTGCAGATGATACTAATTTAAATCTTGGCACACTTACTGCTAGTCAATTTATAGGTAACACACCAGGCAACGCTGCTGGTATATCTGCTGGCAAAAATATAACAGGTGGCACAATCACTGCTACTACTTTTCATGGAGATGGTAGTGGACTAACAGGAATAGGGGTCACTGGATTTATTAGACAAGATATTACAGCTAGTTCTAGTGGTGCTATTAATTTAAATAATGGAAATGCAGTATATCTTACTCATGATGCTAATGTAACACTATCATTCTCCAATGTACCAACAGCCACTAGAGTAGTTATTGCAAGAACTCTTACTAGTAATACTATCACATGGCCTAATTCTGTGAAGTGGGATGGTGGAAGTGCTCCTACATTATTATCTAATCCTAGATCCACAGCAGGACAGTATTTTAATTTAGTTACTTATAATGGTGGGTCTACTTGGTATGGTTATGAAGGACTTAATTCAAGTCCTCAAACTGCAAGTTTATTTGTAATGGGAAAAAATCATTATGGACAATTAGGACAAAATAATACCACCCAATATTCATCACCAGTTCAAATATCTGGTACTACATGGTCTAGGGTCTTGACTAAGTATCCCCATCATGATGAGGCAGGTGTACTTGCAGAAAAGTCTGATGGAACATTATGGGCATGGGGATATAATGCTTATGGAGCATTAGGACAAAATCAATCCAATGATGACTTAACAGGACTATCATCCCCAACTCAAATACCTGGCACTACATGGGGTGGTGGTGGTTCTACAGGACAGTATGGAAAAATGGCTGCCATTAAAACTGATGGCACACTGTGGATGTGGGGTGCTGGATCATATTTGGGACTTAATAGTAGAACAACTTATTCATCACCAGTTCAACTTCCTGGTACATGGATGACTGGTAGAGATACAATTGGTGCTTTTAATGATGGTTTTGTTGCTATCAGAGGTGATGGAACATTATGGGCATGGGGAAGAGATTGGTATGGAAGTTCTGGATTTAATTTACCAGATGGAACAAAAAGATCATCACCAGTTCAGATAGCAAGTGGTACTTGGTCAACTGTTTGTGATGGTGCATATCATCATGCTGGTGCAGTAAAAGCTGATGGAACACTATGGACATGGGGAAGAAATCAGTATGGTGGTTTAGGTCAAAATAATACTACAGATTTTTCATCACCAAAACAAGTAGGTTCTGATACTACTTGGCATAAATGTTCTATGACAGAACATAATACCATGGCATCCAAGACTGATGGAACCTTGTGGACATTTGGAAGAGGTGAATTTGGAGAATTGGGACATAATAATACAACATCATATTCCTCACCAAGACAAATACCTGGTACTAACTGGGATAAAGATAATTTCTGGCTTGGGGATACTGCTAGGGCAAGGAAGACTGATGGAACATTATGGGCATGGGGTAGACAGACTTTTGGACAATATGGAGATAACAGTAGAACACAACGTTCATCACCAACTCAAATACCTGGCACTGATTGGAATTCAGTAGATGCTATGTACAGATCCACTTTTGCTACTAAGGCAGTAAACTAAATAAATAAAAAACTAATGAGTCAGACCAAGGCACAATTAATACAACCAATAGGAATAGTTACTGCATCCACTATTCAAGTGAGTGGTGTGGTAACAGCTACAACTCTTATTGGTGATGTGACTGGAACTGTGACTGGTCTTAGCACCACCACAGCTAACTTAGATGTAGGTATAGTTACAACCAGTGGCATGGTTGGTGATGTTACTGGCTCTGCAAGTAGTATTTTTAGTGGAAATAATATAGTTGCTGGTGTAGTTACTGCTACTAAGTTTACAGGTAATACTTCTGGAAGATCAGCAAATTTAGCTGATGGCACTAATGCTAATGTTGGTATATTTACTGCCACATCATTCATTGGTAATCTAACAGGTAATGCTGCTAGTTTGTCAAACACTGATTCTCAATTAAATCTAGGTATAGTTACTGCTACTAATTTTGCTGGTAACTTTACTGGCATTGGATCAGGTTTAACTGGCACACCTAATGTTGTTGCTGGTGTAGTTACATCTACTTTTGTTGGTAACTTCACTGGTATTGGTTCTGGACTTAGTGGCACTCCTAATGTCAGAGCTGGTGTGGTCACTGCAAGTAGTTTTGTAGGAGACTTTACTGGTATTGGTTCTGGACTTAGTGGTACACCTAATGTAACTGCTGGTGTGGTTACAGCATCATCATTCATTGGTAACTTCACTGGTCATGCATCAGGATTGACTGGCACACCTGATGTAACTGCTGGTCTTGTGACAGCATCATCATTACTTGGCAACTTTACTGGATTTGCCTCAGGTATAACTGGTACACCTAACATCACTGCTGGTGTTATAACAGCAACAGCATTTGCTGGTAACTTCACTGGTATTGGATCTGGATTAACTGGAACACCTAATTATACTGCTGGCATAGTTACTGCAAGTAGTTTTATAGGTAACTTCACTGGTATTGGTTCTGGTCTCACTGGTACACCCAGTTTTACTGCAGGAATAGTTACTGCAAGTAGTTTTATAGGTAACTTTACTGGTATTGGTTCTGGATTGACTGGCACACCTAGTTTTACTGCAGGAATAGTTACTGCAAGTAGTTTCCTTGGTAATTTTACAGGAGTAGCATCAGGTATTACTGGCAGTCCTAATATTACTGTTGGTATTATGACAGGAACCCTTATTGGGGATGGGAGTAGTTTAACAGGGATTGGAGCAACAGCTTTTATCACTAATAATGTAACTGCTAATAGTTCTAGTACAACAATAGATTTAAATAATGGTGATAACATAGTTCTCACACAAACTGCTAATACTACAATATCTTTTAGTAATGTTTCAACTTCACATGTAATTTCAATTTTGAGGGCTAATGGCACTGGTAGCATTACATGGCCTAATGCTGTAGCATGGAATGGTGGAAGTGCTCCAACTCTTCTTGAGAACCCCAGATCTACTGATTATCAAGAATTTAAACTATTAACTCGTGATGGTGGAACAACATGGTTTGGGTGGGAGAATATTTCTAATGACCCTTCAACTACTAAATTCTTTGCATGGGGAAATGATAGCTATCAGGGAGCATTGCCAATACCTATGACCACTAGGTCAAGAGTATCATCTCCAGTTCAAGTACCTGGCAGCACTTGGAGTTTTGTAGCAGATGCAGGACAATGCACCAAATATCCAGGTTATGCTATTAGATCAGATGGAACATTGTGGACATGGGCTTCAGATGATAGTGGATTGCAGGGACTTAATACACCAGGTAGTACTCAGTATTCTTCTCCAATTCAAATAGGAAGTAGTACTAACTGGTCTTTTATAAGTGCTGGTGATAGGTTTAATGTGGCAACTAAAACTGATGGAACCCTATGGACATGGGGAAGCAATAGTGATGGATGTTTAGGATTAAATCAATCACCATCACTAAAACTTTCATCACCAACTCAAATACCTGGTACTTCATGGAAAACTGGTGTTGGAGGAGCTGGAGGTGCAAAAGAAACTTGTTTTGCAGTCAAAACTGATGGAACACTATGGACATGGGGAAGTAATAGTGATGGAAGATTGGGACAAAATGCAAATGAAAACCCAGGTAAAAGATCATCACCAGTTCAAGTACCTGGCACTACATGGTCTCAAGTTGGTGCTAATGCAGGACATGGAATGCACGCTATCAAAAGTGATGGAACCTTATGGACATGGGGAAGAAATAATAATGGACAGGGAGGACATGGTAATAAAGTAAAATACTCATCACCAGTTCAAGTACCTGGTACTACATGGGCTAGTTCTTCTGGCGGAGATTATATAATAGCAACCAAAACTGATGGAACACTATGGACATGGGGATATAATAATCAAGGACAATTAGGACATAATAATAAAACAAGTTATTCATCACCAAAACAAGTACCTGGTACTACATGGAAAACTGGACTTGCAGCAAATTGTATATCTGCTTTTCAAGCAGCAGCAGTTAAAACTGATGGAACACTATGGTCATGGGGACAAAATGAAGTAGGGCAATTAGGACTCAATAATACAACATATTATTCATCACCAAAACAAATACCAGGTACTAGTTGGATCTCAGTTGGAATTAGTAATGGATTTAAAGGACTTTTAGGTCTACAATTTGATGAATAAATAACTAAAAAACGCGATGAGTCAGGAAAAAGTCCAACTGATAGCACCTGAAGGTACATTTAATGTTCCTGGATTGAATGTTGCTGGAGTGGTAACTGGTGGTAATTTTGTTGGTAATGTAACTGGTGCTGCTAGTAGTCTTGTAAAAGGTAGCAACTTAGTAGTAGGAGTTTTGACTGCTTCATCTTTTGTGGGAGATGTTACTGGTAATGTTGTAGGTATAACAAGTAATACAGATAATTTAATTTTAGGGGAAGTCACTGCCACCAGTATGGTAGGAGATTTTACTGGTATTGCCTCTGGTATTACTGGTGGACCTAATATCACTGCTGGTTTAGTTACTGCTACTAAGTTTCAGGGAGATACTACAGGTAGTTCCACTGGAGTATCAGGTGGTAAGAATATAAATGTAGGAACATTTACAGCATCATCATTTGCAGGAGATCTCACTGGTAATGCTGCTGGATTATCCACCACCACTGCTAATTTAAAGTTAGGAATAACAAGTGCCACTAGTTTCTCAGGAGATCTTACTGGTAATGCCACTGAATTAGCTGGAAGCAGTGCTAATTTAAAATTAGGTATCACAAGTGCATCATCATTTGCAGGAGATCTTACTGGTAATGCTGCCAACTTAGCTGGTAGTAGTGCTAGATTGAAATTAGGTATTGTTACTGCCACATCATTTGCTGGTAACTTGACAGGTAATGCTGCTAATCTAACTGGTACTAATGCTAATTTAAATCTAGGTATTGTAACTGCCTCATCATTTGCAGGTAATCTAACAGGTAATGTTGCTAGTTTATCTACTAATGATGCCAACATGAGGTTGGGTATTGTAACTGCTAGTAGTTTTGCTGGAAATTTATTTGGTAATGCTGGTGGCATAGCATCTAATAATAAAAATTTAAAGTTAGGTATCTGTAGTGCAAGTAGTTTTGCAGGGGATCTCACTGGTAATGCTAGTGCAGTTTCTGGAACCCCTAATCTAAAGTTAGGTATCTGTAGCGCAAGTAGTTTTGCAGGAAATCTTACTGGTAATGCTAGTGCAGTCTCTGGCACTCCTAACTTGAAGTTGGGTATATGCACAGCAAGTAGTTTTGCAGGAAATTTAACAGGTAATGCAGCAGGTTTAAGTAACAATACTTCTCATGCAAATCTTGGAATAGTAACTGCTACAACATTTTCAGGAAATGGTAGTAATTTGTCAGGTATTGCTGCTGGAGCTTATAATCAACAATCTGTTACTGCTAATAGCACTAGCACTGTTTTAAATATGAGTAGTGGTAATGTCATTTACATGACTCAAAGTTCTAATACTACCATAGCTCTCAATAATCCTAACAATGTATCTGTTGCTTATTTGATTAGAGTTAAGGATGATAATGGCACAACAAGAACAGTCACATGGCCAACTGGTTTTGTATGGGATGGTGGAACAGAACCTACATTACTTCAAAGTGCTGGAGGCACTGATAAAGTACAGGTATTTAAATTAGCAGCAAAACTTCCTGATACAACTGCTACCACCTATACAGTCACAGTAGCTGATTCTGGTGGTAATAAGTTTTATCTTGATGGCACTGTTTCATACAGAGCTACTCTATATCGTGGTGGAGTATATACATTTGATCAATCAGATTCTAGTAATAGTAATCATCCACTAAGATTCTCTACATCTAGTGATGGTACTCATGGAGGAGGATCACAATACACCACTGGAGTAGTTACAAATGGTTCACCAGGTAACTCTGGTGCATACACAAGAATTACTGTTGCTGCTGATGCTCCTCTTCTTTATTATTATTGTTCTAATCACTCAAATATGGGAAGTTATGTAGAGATAGGTGGTTGGTATGCAAAGGAAGTAGTGAATTATAATGTTTAAATCTATATTCTAATCCTTACTAATATAATAATATAAATATATAAAAAAAGCATTGGATAATGACGTTAAATTTTCCAGATTCAGCAAATACAGGTGATGTGTTTCATGATTCTACTTCTGGTTTTTCCTATGAATGGAATGGGACAGTTTGGATCAGCACAGATCCTCAGAGAGCTGCTAACATAAAGGAGTTAGATGATATTTCAGGTTCATTTAATGGTTCAACCACTCAGTTTAATTTAAGAGTTTCTAGTGTTGCAGTAGAACCAGTTAGTGATGCACAGGTATTGATAAGTGTTGGTGGTGTGATGCAAAATCCCACCAATGACTACACAGTATCAGGGTCTACTATCACCTTCACCACAGCACCTTCTGCTGGTTTAACATTCTTTGGCGTATTCTTAGGACAATCATTATCTCTTAATACAATTCAGGATGGAACAGTAACTAATACAAGTTTTAAAGCTGGTACTGCTGGTGTAGGTATTCAATCTGGTGGTACAGCAATAGGTGTAGGTATAACACAAATAAACTTTATTGGTATTGGAAATACTTTAGTTTCTATTGGTAATACAGTAAATGTTAGTATTGCTAGTTCTACTGTTGGTATTGATACAACAGGAACTTCATTCTTTAATAACATAACAGCAACTGGTAATTTAAATGTTACTGGTGATTTGGTATATGATGAAGAGAGAGTAGTTAACTCTATAGTATCTGGAACTAGTACTATTACTAACTCCAATGCTACTCAATTACTTGTATCTGCTGGATCTACATTCAATGGTGATGTTGATCTTGGTAATGCTACCTCAGATACTATTACTGCAACAGGTAGATTTGATAGTGATATTGTTCCCTCTACTGATAATGCAAGAGATTTAGGTGCATCTGGATTAGAATTTAAAGATTTATATATTGATGGAACTGCAAATATTGATAGTCTTGCTGCTGATACTGCTGCTATTGGTGACTTAACATCTGGTAGAGTTACTTTTGCTGGTAGTTCTGGAGAGTTGCAAGATAATGCTGGTTTAACATTTGATGGCACTACTCTTGCTGCTACACGTCTTGCTGCTCCTGTTGCATTTACTACCAGTGTGACTGCTAATCAAGTTAATGTTACTGGTGTATCTACATTCACTGGTGCTGTTGATGCTCAAGATATAATAAAAGGATACAAATATACTGCTGCACCTTATAGTGGAACAACCACTACTCTAACAGTTACTGTTGCAACAAAGGTGGATGGTGAGCACAGATATTATGGATCAGGAAGTAGTTCAGGATATGTTATTGATGGTTTGCAATCTCCATTCCTGACCTTAACACCAGGCAATACATATAGATTTGATCAAGCTGATAGTTCTAATAGTTCTCATCAAATTAAGTTCTATCTTGAATCAGATAAAACTGGTTTATATGAAAATGGAGTAACTTACAATGGAACTGCTGGTAACTCAGGAGCATATACTCAGATAGTTGTAGGTGATACAACTCCTACTGTGTTGTTCTATATGTGTGTTAACCATGGTTACATGGGAAATGCTGCACAAACCAACTCAAATATATTGCATTCAAATTATGATGCAGTTATTGGTCGTCACTTAAGTGTGACTGGTATAACAACATTGACTGGTAATGCTGACTTTAATGGAGATTTAGATGTTGATGGTACAACAAACTTAGATGTTTTAGATGTTGATGGTGCTTCAAACTTTGGTGATGATGTTGTCTTTGCTGGTGCAAACTATAATATTACATTTGATAAGAGTGTAGATGATTTAATATTTAATGATGGTGCTCAAGCAAAATTCGGAACTGGAGGGGATCTTTCCATATATCACACATCAAACATAAGCACTATTAATGATTCGTATGGTGATTTACGAATTATGGGTAATACCATACGAATTCAAAGACAAGCTGGTGGTGAAAACTTCTTTTACGCTACTGAAGGTGGGAAAGCATCACTCTATTTTGATGGAACTGAGAGAATAAACACTACGAGCGTTGGTGTGAATGTAGTAGGTAATGTTGATTGTGATAGTTTAAACAATGCTGGCATATCTACCTTTAGTGGTGCTGCTACATTTTTAACAGACCCCACAATTCAGAACTCTGGTCGTATGTCTCTAAAGATAGGATCAACAGGTGCAGCAGGAGCAGTAATATTTTTAGATGGTGATTCTAATGGTGATTTTAGTGGTGGTGATTATGCTTATATAGAACATGCTAGTGATGGAAATCTTAAGGTACATGCTGATAATCCTAGTAATAACAGTCAAATTAAATTCTATACAGCAGATGCTAATACTCTTGCGTTAACTCTTTCTGGAGCTAATGCCACTGTTGCTGGAACTCTTACTGCTAATGCTTACTCTGGTGATGGTAGTGGACTAACTGGTGTTGGTGGAACTATTGGTGTTCTACACTATAATCCTGTAGCTAGTGGTGAAGCAAACATAACCACAGGTATAGGAATTAGCTTTACTACAGCAGTCTTTCCAGGTAGTGGCACCATTAATGTAAGACAAGTAAGTCTAGGTGGAACTGTCATACAAGCATTTGGTGTTGGTAGTTCTGTTAGATTCTCTACATCATCTCTTGAGATGGATATGCTTAGTAATTTTGCTAATGATTCTGTCATAGCAGTGGAATTACCAGCAAATGTAGTTGTTGATAATACAGGTGCTGGTAATGTTGCTATTGGATGGACATTTAGAACCACTCCAGTAGCAAATCAAGTATGGGTATGGGGAGATAATGAATATGGTGGATTAGGACTTAATAATGCAGATACTCCATCATATAAAGGCATATCATCACCAGTTCAATTAGCTGGTTCTAATTGGGTATTAGCTGGTTCTGGTGGTATTCAGGGACTTGCTTTACTTAAGACTGATGGTACTTTATGGAGAACTGGAAGAGGTAATTATGGAAATATAGGAGATAATGATAATGAGCATAGATCATCACCAACTCAAATTCCTGGTACTACATGGGGTGATGCTGTTGTTGGATTGTATAACTATACTGTGGCATCTAAAACAGATGGAACATTATGGACATGGGGAAATGCTGGTGCTGCCATGGGTTTAAATGCTCCTGTAGGTGATGGTAAATCATCACCAACTCAAATACCTGGTACTACATGGAGTTCTAATGCTAGACATGGTGGACAAGGATCAGGTCACACTAGGTGGATTAAAACTGATGGAACACTATGGGCATGGGGAACTAATGAATATGGTCAACTAGGACAAGGTGATAAAAGTCATTATTCATCTCCAAGACAAGTAGGATCTTCTACTAATTGGGTATATACTAATAGAGAAACTGTCTTTAGTTCCTTTGCAGTTAATACATCAGGGGAGTTATATGCATGGGGTAGAAATAATAATGGTCAATTGGGTTTGAATAATAAAACTGAACAGGTCAACCCAACTCAAGTTCCTGGTACTAATTGGAGCAGTGTCTCTGCTAGACAATATGCTACTCTAGCAACCAAAACTGATGGAACACTATGGTCATGGGGAACAAATTCCAATGGTAGACTGGGACAAAATAACAATACAGCATACTCATCACCAAAACAAATTCCTGGTACTAATTGGAATCATCAACAAATATCATTCTTAACTAATGGTTCATTGGCACTTAAGACTGATGGATCAATGTGGGGATGGGGATTGAATAATAGAGGAGCACTTGCTGAAGATTCTGGAAATCCAAGCAGTCAAGCAACAGATTCTGACCAATTTTCATCACCCATTCAAATAATGACAGACAAAACTGATTGGGCAGGTGTTATAGGTCATTGGAATGGTTATGGAATGAGCGCAGGGTTGATACAAGATACTACTCCATAGTATGACAATGTAAAAACTGTCACATGACCACTTGCCATGTGACATGACACTTTCTATACTATGAATAGTTTAGTATTGATTTGTGATTTATTCTACAAAGGAAAAGTTGATTTTTATCACCTCATTCATTGTCTTCTTGAATTGGGGTGTAAGATTGGTTGAGTACACCATAGCAAACTTCTGAAATATTAAGAGACAATTAAGTTTATAGATACTAGAACTAACATATGTTAGAATGTCCTCACATTACTCTTAATCCTATGCTGAATTTAGATGAAAGATACCACTCTTACCTAGATGGCAGTAAGAAAATGAGAATTGATGGTGGTGAAGAGAGAATCATAGCATATGGTTGGAACTGTGATGGTAATGATATAATAGGACATTATGTAACAACAGAAAATTATAAGTTATACTATAGTATTGATGGTAGTTTTAGAAACATGGAGTCATTAGTTAAAGTTTCCTAGTTTTATAGTGTTCAATGTGCCAGTTGGAATAGTGTCCCATAACTCTTGACTTTTGTAGTCAGGAGTTTTATTATATGGTTACTGAAATATTTTTATGATTACATTACGTCCTCACCAGCAGAGGATTGTTGATAAAATGATTCACACTATCAAGGGTCAGGTCATTGTGCCTACTGGTGGTGGTAAAACTATGTGCATGATCACTGATGCTCATAGACAGTTTCAATATGGTAATCAAACTGTTGTAGTTGTAGCACCTAGAATATTATTAGCACAGCAATTATCTACTGATTTCTTAAAGATAATTGACAATGCAAAGGTGTTGCATGTACACAGTGGTGATACAGATCATAATAGTACAACTAACTCCAATGCTATTGGTCAGTGGGTTGTAAACAATTGGAATGACAATAAAATTATATTTACAACATATCATTCATTACATAGAATACAACAGTCTAGTATTCCTGTAAATACAATATACTTTGATGAGGCACATAACAGTGTTCAAAAACATTTCCACACTCCTACTAGATTTTTTGCAACTACAAATAATCGTAGGTGTTTTTTCTTTACTGCTACTCCTCATCACAGCAGTAGTGAT